CGCCCTCATACGAGGTGTTGGCGATCTCACCGAAGATGGTCGTCAGGTAGAACTTCACGTTCAGCTTGCCGGACCACAGCTGCGGGATGAAGGACCGCGAGTAGGCCGGGTTGGTGTTGAACGGAACTTGGACGGGCATAGGCATGGCGGAAGCTCACGCTGGAGGGGGGTGAAGGCCCCCCTCCGGCCGCCGGATTACCGGACGCGACCTTCAGCGAGAGCCCTGTCGATGTCGGCTTCGATGCGCTCAGCGTCAGCCTTGCGACCCCGGTACTCCCCTCGGGCGACGTCCTTGTAGAAGGTGTCCATCTCGTCGATGGTCCACGTCTTCTTGCCGTCGTCGGGGACGAATACCGTGGTCGACCGGGCTTGGCCGGGCGACACCTGCTCGCGAAGTTCAGCCTGCGGATCGACGGGCGGGGGCGGGGGCGGGGGCTCTGGTGTGGCTTGGGCGATGAAGGCGTTGAAGACCTTGGCCGTCCTGCCCACGTCGTAGGCGAGGTAGGCGGTCTGGAGGATTTCGTTTCGGATCAGCCCACTGAACTCGTCGGGTTCCAACAGCCACGTCTTGAACGCGTCGTCGTTGTCGACAGCTTCGTAGTTGGGCACGTCCTTCGCCAGATCGGTGAAGTACTGCGCCCGTCGCCCATCCTTGACGTTACCCGCCACGGTCTCAACCTGCGTCGCCTGAGCCGCCATCTGCTTGCGCAGGTCCGCGATCTCACCGGTCAGTCTGGCCTTCTCCCCCGCGTCGGTCTCGGCGACCACGCGGCGCATCAGGTCAATCAGATCGTCGCCGTAGGTTTCGGTGTCCTCGTCCGTGATCAGCTTCTTCGCCGGGGCAGGCGACGGCGCGGGCTCCGGGGCCGGTGTCGATGACGGCGGGGCGGCCTTCAGTTCGTCGATCTGCTGCTGGAGGGTGGCGATCTGGGACCGGAGACCCGGCACCTCGGCGTTGTACTTCCCCTGCAGGGTCTGGAACTTGTGCTGCCAGTCGTCAGCGGCCGGTGGGGGCGCGGGCGGCGGCTCTGCCGGGGGCTCGGGTTCGGGAGGTTCGGGCGCTGGTGTCTCCTGCAACGCCATGTCGGCATCGAGGGCTTCCATCGCTTCGGCCTGCCGCTGAACGGCCTCGGGCACTCGCGTATTCATTCACGTCTCCAGCTGCAACTCCGGGGTCGGCAAAGGCCGGTATCCCGTAATGGTCAGCTACGCCAGCGGGACCGTCTGGCCCTGCTGCTTCAGCGCGTCCCGTGCGGTCAGCACGGTGTGCCGAAGGTCGCGGAGGGTGGCGAGGCGGCCCTTCAGTTCATGGACGTCTGCGTCAACACGCGCGCCGATGAGCCTCAGAGTGACGGCCTCGATCTCCGCCTTGAAGAACTCGTCCACGTCGCGCCACCGGGGGGTCTCCTGCAACTGGGCTAGGCCAGTGAGGGCGGCCACGGAGGGCTTGGTGAACATCTGGTCGGACGCTGTTCCCGCGCCTGTCTTTTGTCAACCTAGGTCGGTCACTGGCGACCCGTCCATCAGCGTCTGGCCGTTACCCATTGTGGCTCCCGGGCCGGGCGGCGTGCCGCCCTGCATCCCGCCCAGCGCCGGGCTGCCGCCTTCCGGCGGGGCCGCGCCTGCCGCCTCCGCCTGCTGCGCCATCGCCGCCTGCTGCTCCTGCTGGGCGCGCTGCATGGCCAGCTTCTGGCGCAACGTGTCGGTGTCGGGGACCACCTTGTCGGTGTCCATCTGCAACGTCTTGGCGGTTTCGCGCAACACGGCGGCGCGGCCCTCGACGCCCATGATCTGCATGTCGATCGGGTTGGCGGTGGTGGCGAGGAACTCGGTCCGGCGGACCTGCGCGGCCTCGCGGGCCACGAGGTTGGAGGCTCCCCGGGCCACGATGTTGACGTCGCCCTTGAGCTCCGGGTCGGTCTCGTAGCGCATGTTGAAGTAGTACAAGCGCTGCAGCAGCGGCTCCATGACGTTCAGGTCGATGTTCTTGATCACGCTGGTGATCATCTTCCCGGCGTTGGACATCAGCATGCTGAGCCCGCTGGCGGTGCGGCCTGCGCCCTGCGCCTGACTGTCGCCGGTCATGTAGCGCGGGATGCCCGAGTACTCGTCGGCCATCACCGTGAACTTGTCGAACAGCGCCATCAGGTCGGGCAGCGTCGACTGCGGCTGGAAGAACCGGATCGGCGGGTCGGCGCTCGCCCCGCCCATCGGGTCGGAGTTCAGCTGCCAGATGCGCCACGGCTTCAACTGGGTGATCTGTTCCCCGGGCGCGATGCGGTCGGTGAGGATGCCGACCTGCGGGCCGGAAGCGAGCGCGGCGTTGTTGATCATCGAGCGGGCGGCCGCGTTGCAGATGTCCTGCGGGTCGCGCACCAGATCGGCCACCGAGTTGCCCCAGAAGCTGCCCGGCACCCGCTCGTAGCTGGTGGCGTAGTAGGGCCTGCGCTTCAGCGGGTCGGGGTTCAGGGTGGCCTTGATGCAGTACGGCCCGATCGACCACGCCTCGACCTGATACTCGTCGGTCGGCACCGGGATTTGCGCCCGGGTCATGCCCCAGTCGAGCAGCATCTGGCCGGTCACCGAGCCCCAGTACTGCAGCCCGTCGATGATCCCGTCGGGGTTGGACGACAGCGACGTCGACGGCCGCCCGGCGGCGTCCTCCTGATCGGTCTCGTCGTACAGCCACATGCGCATGCCGCTGGAGCCGTAGTTGTCGAGCACCGCGCGGATCGCGCCCTCGTCGTAGCCGGGGACGCCGATCATCTCCTGCAGGTCTTGGCGGCTGAGCGGGTGGCGCTCGATGAAGTCGCCGTCCTCCGGGGTGGTGGCCGACGGGCTGGGGTAGACCTTGAACGGGTCGACCCGCTCCCACTCCTTGCAGAGCTTCACCTCGACGATCGCCTGCCCCTCCGGCCCCCACGTCAGGTACGGCTTCATCCTGATCACCGGCCCCTTGAGCACGGCGGTGGGGAACGTCGTCAGGTCGTTGATGAACTGGTCCAGCGCTTCGAGGAAGCCACCCTCCAGCAGCTGGTCCTCCATCTTGGTGGCCATCCGCTCGACGCGCTTCTCGGCCACCTCGCGCACGGCGGTGATGGCTTGGTCGCGCATCATCGCCAGCATCTTGACCGTGGCCATCGGGTCGGGCTCCTCGCCCTGTCCCATGGCCGCCGCCATCAGCTGCTCCTTCAGCGGCCCCTCGGCGGCCGCGACGATCACCTCGTTGATCTCCGGCGGAAGCTCGGCGATCGCGGTCGGCTTGATCGACCACGGGCGTTCTTCCCCGGTGGTCATCATCACGTCGCGTATCCACGCGGCGGCGGCGCGACACTTGTGTCCGGTCAGGCCCGCGTAGACGTCCGAGCCGCCCTCCTCGTGGATCGCCGCCAGCTTCTGCGGCGTGTACACCGAGCGACGGGCGCGCATGTTGTCGAGCATCCGCTGCTCGATGTCGCCGTAGCGGCGCGCGTCGCGGGCCAGCGTAAACTTGTGCTTGATGTGGCCTGCGAGGCCAGTGATCAGCGGCTGCGCCTGCCGCTCCTCGGCGGCCCGGCGTTCCTCGGCGTCGCGTTCCTGCAGCGCGCCGAGCGACATGGCGCGCATGCCGGGGTTCTGCAGCACCACCACGTTGGTGCCGGGGCTGTTGGCGGGACCGACCGGGGCGACCACCGCGCCGGGCATTGCCGTCGAGCCATAGGCGGGGTTGGTCCCTAGCGGGCTGGGGCTGGGGGTGATGCCGCCCCCGCCGGGCATTGATCCGAGCGCCATGGCCTACCTTCTCACGTCCAGCCCGCCGCCGACACCCGGATCACCGGCCGGGCCTGCTGCCGCGCCATCACCTGACCGCCTTGGTCGTTGTCGGCGTGCAGGCAGGCGTACTGGTCGGCGTCGGCGATGTGGCTCCAGATGTTCTTTTCCGGGGTCTCCTCGTGCTCGCCGGACTTCTTGGCCTTGTAGCGGTAGCCCCCTCGGTAGGCGGTGATCAAGGGCCGCGCGCCGACCGGGCACAGCAGCCGCCCCGGGCCGCCGTCGATCTGCCGGTTGAGGAACTTCTCGACCGCGCCGACCCGAGCGGCGGTGACGTTGGTCCGCGCCGGGAACGCCTTCAGGCCAGAGTTGCGGACCATCTCGAAGCAGGTCCGCTCGTCGGTCTGGGCACGGGCCTGACCGGCCGGGTCGCCGACCACCAGCACCGGGAAGCCGGGGAATTTGGACGCCAGCAGCGGCTTCAGCTTGGTGTTGAGGAACCGCTCGATGCCCATGTTGTCGGAGGTGAGCGCGTCGTAGGTCAGGAACCGCCCGCGCAGGTCCAGCTGGTTGATGGTGGCGCTGGGGTTGAGGCCGAAGTCCATGCCGATGATCAGCGGCCGGTCCATCAGCCGGATCGGGGTCAGCGGCCCCTTGGCGATGTGGAACTCGGAGCGGAACGTCCGGTAGACGGGCAGGCCCGCCAGCGACTTGCCGAACTTCGCGTGGATGTAGACGTCGATCCAGTCCTGCGACTTCCCCTGCATCAGGTTGGGGTAGTAGTCCTGCGGCAGGTACTCCAGCCAGTCGGCCTCCGCTGACATGCCAGAGGGCTGGATGTACACCCCGACGTTCTCCGGCGGGTCGTTGAGCAGCGCCTCCCAGCTGGTCTCCATGTCGGGCGGGTTGGACGCGCCCCAGATGTGCTTGTTCTCGCGGCCGTCGTCGGTGACGCAGCCGACGCCGTTGTCGAGCTTGGAGGGGTAGCGGCCGACCCGGCCCTGCAGCGCGTCGAACACCGCGCCGCTGATCTCGCGGAACTCGTCGATGATCCCAAACGAAGTTTGGAGCGACAGCAGGCGGCGGACGTCGTTCTGGTCGTCGAGCCCCCTGAACATCACCTCGCACTCGACGTTGCCGAACTGCAGCATGAACTTGAGGTCGGTGCGCAGGAAGTTACCCGCGAGGCCATCGGGGAACCAGCGCAGGAAGTCGGGGATGGACGTGTCCTTCAGCTGCTCGCGGGTGTTGCGCACCCAGACCGCCTTCGAGCGGCGGATGCCGTCGCGGCAGGGGGCCATCTGGCTGGCGTGGTAGGCGATCTTCATGATCGCCGCCGTGGTCTTGGTCGACCCGACCGGCCCGACGATGAGCTCGATGAACTTCTCGCCGAGGAAGAACGGCGTGACCGACGGGACCGGGGTGAAGGTCAGGACGTTGTCGGTCATGGGCGGAAGTTATCCACAGGCCCTGAAACAAACGCCAGCGCCGCTGGCGCGGCGCTGGCGGCCCGGCCTTACGTCATCGGCTCAGCCCTGCAGGAAGCGCGCCCACGTGCCTTCCATGGAGGCGATGTACAGCGCCCCGAGGCCAGCGCCTTGGGAGATGGAGGCCGCGCCGTTGATGGTCGCGCCGCCGAACCCCCAGACGGTGACCGCCGCCGCGCCTTGGTTCTGGATGAAAATCTGGTCGCCGCCGTAGGTCATCGGCAGCTTGACGCTGTCGGCGGCGGTGGCCACCGCTGCGATCTTCACGAAGGGGGCGACGATCTGCACGGCGTTGGCCGCGCCGCCGCCGGGCGCAGCGGCCGCGATCAGCTGGCCGGGACCGGGCGGGGGTAGCTGGATGGCGAGACCGGGCATGGACGGTGTCTCCGAGGGGTCGGTAGGACGGGTGCGCGGACGCTAGACCGGTTTGGGGGTCGGGGGAAGGGGCACCGCCCCGAGCGAGCCCAGTGCGCTGACCTGCCCGGGGTGGCGGGTGTCGAAGCCGGGGACCTTCAGGTTCGACAGGCTGGCCGGGGGCGTCCCCTTGGGATTGAAGTCGAGGGCCATGGCCACGCCGGTGTTGGGGTCGCCCGGCGTGGCCCGGCCGCCCCGGTCCCCGTTCGCCATCGGGGATGAGGACGACGCGGGAGCCGGAACAAGGCGGGCTTCAGGCTTGGTGACGTCTGCGCCATTCACCTGAATGTTGATCTGGAACGACCCCCCGGCCGCGCCGGGCGTGGTGTTCAGCGGCTGCGGCTTCAGCCGACCTATGTCGGTCAGCTGCTTCGCCACTTCGACGGTCAGGGGGGCGGGGATGGAGCCGTTCATGCTCTGCTGGAAGAGACGGGTCAGCAGCGCCTCGGCCATCATCCCCGCTTTGGCGGTGAACAGGACGCCTTGGTCGTGGAACTCGGTCCGCTTGTTGGCGACCAAGCGCTGGAACCACTCCTGCCGGGACAGGTGCTCGAAGTCCGCGAGGTCGACGCCGTAGCGCTCGGCGATCTCATGCGGGGCGTCCGCGCCCATGGCCAGTTCGGCCACCATCATCGGGTCGTAGTGCAGGATCACGCTGTAGGAGAGCGCGTTGTCCGGGTCGCCCGGGAAGTCGATGTCGCCGTAGGATGCGTCGTCAGCGGGGGCCATGTGGGTCAGCTTACCCCGGGTCGGCCCCGGCGGCGAGCTTGGGGCGGCCGCCGGGGCCTGCAGTCAGTCGGGGTCGGATGTAGGGGGGGCGTCTAACCTCGGCCTGAGTGACTGGTCCGCTTAAGATAGGACCAAGCAGGGCTATGTTCTAGGGGTGATCATCAGGTCACCGGCGTCAAAGACCACGGCGGCGCAGGCCACGGCGAGGGCCTTGCGACGGAAGTTGGTCTTCAGGTCCTCGGGCTGCTCAGACCATGTGGAGAGGACCGGCAGCGTGCCTTGGAAGGTCTCGTCGAACAGAACGCGGGCACCGGCTTCTGGGTCGAGGTGCATGTGGAGGCTCCAGATGGGGGGTCTGGAAGGGGACCGTAGGCGCGGTCGGGGGTGACGACAAGCGGAAACGTGGGTGTCTTTTGGATAGACGGTGAGGGGTTTTGGGGCCTGCGTTCAGAGACGAACGGTTAAGAGCCCCCTCCCCCCCGCGCCCCTGTAGCCCATACCCCCCCATCCCCCCCGCC